ATATTCTTGGCCATCATGTATGCCTCTAACAAGTAGTTTGCCTCTATGTTCAATTACATTCTTATAAAAGTTCATCATTCCTCAAGTGTACTATTAATCCATCATGTTCTGGCGTCAAATAAATTTGACAAGCCAATCTACTTTTGCCTTCTTTATAATCGTCTTCATATTCTAGTAAATCTATTTCTGGTGTATTATCTCTTGTTTTGCCACATTTGGCAAGCCAGGTATCATCTACATGAACATGACAAGTTCCACAAGCACAAGTGCCACCACAGGTTGCCGGTATTTCAGGTATATCTATCTTAGAAAAAAACTTTGCAGCCTCCATCAAAGATGCACCTTCTTGTACCTCAACCGGTATCTTACTACCGTTTCTGACAAAATAAACTGTGACCATTACAGTTTAGGTAATTTTGATTCAGTTATAAGTTCTTTATTTGGTGTTAAAATTTTACTTGTGTTTGCCTGATAAGATTTTAAAATATCTTCTTTAGGTTTTACATTCGTAACAATTTTATCAGCTGAAATGGTGACAGTTTCATCTGCCGAAAATGGCATATAAGGTGTCATCATTAATTGAACAGGTTGACCTGGTGCTGATTGTGTTGGGATAATTGTAAAAGATTTTGTTAATGTATAATTACCAACTGTATCTTTATCTATTTTACCGATTACATCTTCGCCTGTAATCATTCTTACTATTCTCACTTCTGACATAATTTACTCCTTTATTATAATATAACACAACTTTGACAATTAGTCAAGGCTGTATTTGGTTGTTATCACATATTTTCTTTGGGGATTGACCATAACATTTAATCTATTCATAAATTCACGGTCAAGTAGAATTAAAGTTCTTTCATCTCTATCATCCAAAGTAAATTCTATATCTTTATATAAACCACCGGCAAACTCTACATCTAGTTTGACCACATATCTGGTTTCATCATAATCTCTTAAACCACCTACTGAAATTTCTTCTTTTCGAATAATTTTAGAAGTGATTGTTTTGCCCAAAAGAGACCAAGTAATATTTCCACCATCAATCTTATACTTGTCAGCATGAATGACTGGCATACCAGAATTACCTGTATCAAACTTAGCAATAATTTCTCCGAAAGGTTTGATTGTGACCACTTCTTTATAACCACATTCCGTCGGTACCTTGTATTTATTGTCTTTATTAGCAAAGTGGCTGATAACAATGTTAGATATGTTCTTATTTGTAGCATCTTCAATTCCCTCAGTTCCAGGTGATGAGTTCACCTCTAAAAAATATGGTGGTTCTTTTTCTCTATCTTTACTAGGTATAAAATCAACCGCTGACCATAAACCATTTACTGCTTTAGCAGCTCTTAAACAATCTTCTATTTCTAATTCTGTTAATTTAATTTTTTCAGGTTCAGAACCTTGTGATACATTCGACCTAAAATCACCTTCGATTACAGGCCGTTTCATAGCTGCAATTACTTTGCCACCTAAAACATGGACTCTTACATCATAATCTGTTTTAATATATTGTTGTGCTAACAAATCTGTGTCTTCATCTTGTTTATGAATTAATTGTATAATACTATCTAAAGCTTTAGCACTTTCAACAAACAATACACCAACACCTTTACTACCTCTAAGTGTTTTAATAATAATTGGAAATTTTAAACCAGCGCCTTCAACTTGTTCAACTGATTTTTCGTGGTCATTAATTAAAATTGTTTTTGGTTCTGTTAAACCATAATCTGCAAGTCTTAAAGAAGTTCTATACTTATCAGCACATACTGAAATACATTGTCTGCTGTTTACTACACACACATTTGCTCTTTCTAGTATAGAAACAAAGTCTAACCAACTGTCTTTTCTTGTGATTGAACCACGAACAACGGCCACGGTATTTGTGTCAATTTCAAAACCTTTTTTGTCGTCTTTGTTATGAAATCTACGGACACCATCCTCATATGTTGTGTAACCACCAGTAAGTTTAAAAAGATAATTTGGATATTTTAATTTATCACATTCTTCTCTTAATCGGTCAGCAGTATGAAAGGTCTTAGCTTCTTCAGGTTCATCTGTAATAATCAGTAACCTGAGAAAGTCTTTTTCCTCTTTTGCTTCTGTTAAGAAATCTTTAAACTTAGGAACCTGCATTTACTCACCATCTTTTTCTTCGACTTTCTTACCAATATTGTATTTGGCAGCCAAGTTCCAATCTTTCTTTTCTTTGAAAGGTAATACTTTGATTTGACTTAGCGGTGCCTTATTTTCAGCATCTTCGGATTTTACAATATCAATTAAGTTCCAGTCTTGTAACAATATAGCAATTGTGTTTCTTCTTTGAATATCGTTCTCTACTAAGGTTGCCTTTTTACCGTCTAAAGCAAATAACTCTTTGAAATGTACAATATAGTATTTACCTTGTTTGTGTAAAATATGGCAAGATTGATATAGTGTCTTATCTTTACGACTAGCAACACCAATCCTTGTTAATGTTTCTCTTACTTTTAAAAAGTCGTCTGGTTGTTTGATAGTTACTTCTAGCATACTCTCAGGCGACCATGAAATTTCTTCACTCATTTTTTCGTTCTCCCACCTTTTTCAAGTGTTAATTTAATCTCATTAATCTGTTTATCGTCTAGTATGCTTAGAGCTTCTTTAGCTTTTTCATTACTATATCCATAATACTCTTTTACATACTGTAGGTTTTTCAATTTGGCTTGTGATAACCACTTGCCACCAAATCGCTTTTTCTTACGGATACTATTTATGTAAAAGTGGAATTGTAACTTTTTATCTAAGAAGTGATAGCCATTCATCTCATTAGCCTGAGCAATGGTATCGTAGTGCATTGATAAACACTTGTTAATGATGTAAGGTGGGTATTTCTTCTCCCATGTTAAATCGTCACTATCAAGTAGTGGCGTCTTTTCAAAGTTGATTGCATTGAGATAATCTTTCAATTCGTACATAATAAAACCTAAAATTTGGAGCGGGTGACAGGATTCGCACCTGCGACCTATTCGTTGGCAACGAATTGCTCTACTACTGAGCTACACCCGCTTATTGTCATTTAAATTTGCAACTTGCCATAATTTCTGTTAGACAAGCGACCATATTTATTTCTTGGTCGGCAACAAAGGCCGCCTTGTATTGATATCCAGCAATAATCAAAATTGCTTGTGGTACAGATTTTGGATCCATTGATTCATATAGAACATCATAAATGCCTCTAAACAAAACCTGTGGTTCTTTATCAATGTTCTGAACCACCCACTTTCTCATCTCATTAAATTGTTTTTCTTTGAGAGTTTTAACAAGTTCTTTATTGTTTGCTTCAGATAAACTAAACAAAATACCACTATCAATTTTACCTCTTACGGAGTATCTTTGTAGTTCATTAATAGTTCGTCTAAAGTCTGGATAATATTTTTGAATTAACTCAGCCAAAACCTTGTTATCAAATTCAATGTTCTCATCTTTCAAAATACCAGACAATCTTTCCATGAAAGCCTTGGCAGTTTTTACTTTCTGACCATTTACAATTCTAAAATCAATTACAGTACAACGACTATGAAGTGCTGGAATAATTTTGTTTTTGTAATTACAGGTAAAGATGAAACGACAATTGTTATAAAAGGTTTCGATAAAGTTACGCAAGGCAGGTTGAACAGAATCAGCGTTCATATAATCTGCCTCATCTATGATTACCACTTTATGATTAGATTCTTCGGTCAATGATACAGTAGAGGCAAAGTTTTTAATCTTATGCCTAAGTGTATCAATTTGACGGCCTTCATCTGAACCATTAATGATAATATAGTCGGCACCTAGTTCTTCACATAAGGCACGAGCAACGGTAGTTTTACCTGTACCGGCTGTACCTGATAGTAATAGATTAGGTATTTCTTTTTGAGATAGAAACTGTTTAAAGGTTTCTTTTATATCTTGCGATAAGATACAATCTTCAATTTTTCTTGGTCGGTATTTTTCAACCCACAAGTAGTCTGACATAATATAAACTCCACTTTATTCATTATTTAGGTGATTCCATTGTAAATTCATTTACGATTTCACTATCAACATCATAACCACCTTTGTTCATTGTCCAACAATCTTCTTCACGGTCATAATCGTGTTCATCAACAAATGTTTGTACCTTATCTGCTAATTCTTTTTCTTCTTCACTAGCATTATGATAAGTAGACCAATCAAAGTATAGGCCTTTTTCAAAGGTAGGTAAATCACCAAACTCATTAATTATATCTTCAACAGCAATTTCTCTATTAAGATAATGTGTAGTTTGGTGATACTCTCTAGTTTCAACTTTTATAAAGTCGTCTTTTTTATATTCAGTACCGTCTTCTAATTTGAATATATCAGACATATTAAAACTCACTATCAGGTTCTAATGCAATCCAATATTGTACTTTTTTGTTTCGATTTACAAAGTGACTAATCTTTTGTGACGAAATTGCCACATCATAATCATCTGAAATCATCTTAAAGTTTTCTACTTTAAAATAGGCCTTGAATGTTTTATCAGACTCACCAACATCAATTGAATATTCATTTGATGATTTATTCTTCTTGTCAGTAGCAATCATTTTAATACTTTTGCCACTACCAATTACTGCAACATCTGGTAAATTTAGAGTTGTAGCCGCTTTCATAAGTTTACCAAAACTTTCTTTTTTGAAAGTAAAAGTAACAAACTTATCTGGCATTGTAATTGTTTTAGTAGGTGCAACAATAACTGATTTATCAGCAAAAAAGTATTTAATGTTTTGCTTTGTCTTTTCTTCGGCGATTGTTACATTTGACCCGCCATTAAATTTAAGGGTTGGACTATCGAACAAATCAATAGACCTCAAAAATTCAGGTAAATCGTAGATAGCGAATTCGCTACCAAACTCCTCGTTCACTTCAGCTTCTGCTAAAATGTTCTTCATTGTAGAAATTGTCTGTACTGTTTTTCCAGGTTTAACCAAAATGTTCTGGTTAATATCTGAAAAGTTTTTCAGAACAGCAACTGTATCACTTGAAAGATTCATAATATATTTCTCCTTGTATCTTCAATTTAAATTGGAGCGGATGGATGGTACTGCCCCACCTTCATTTGATTGGAAATCAAATATAATACTTTTATAAGACATCCGCATTTTCTATAATATACTAAATGGCCGTCAAAGTCAAGCGTAGGACGGCCATTCGTTTAAATTAAACTGTTACTAAATTTACAGCTTGTTTTCTAATTAATGGTGTGATTTGACCTAAAAAATGTTCCATACATGGATGTTTAGATGTAAATCCATTTTGTCTATCTTTAATACTTCTTAAATATTCTACGATAGCACCATCTCTCCAAAATGTATCAGCACAAATATAATTAAAGTCCTTAATACCACCAGATTGTGATAAATCACCTAGTGTCAATTTTCTTCGTCTAAACATAGAAGAAACATTTTGGTCTTTAAAATATTCATAAAAGAAATCTGATAGTTCTTGCCTATCAAATAAAGGTGGTTGACCAGTTGTGCCATGTGATTCTGTAAATGATTTAAACATTGACGCAAAACACCAAATAGCACTATTTGGAATAATAGTTTCTTTTGTTACTTTCTTTGCTATTTTCTTAGCAGTTCCTACGGCAGCCACAACATTTGTTTCACCATATTTTTTAAAGATACCATTACCATCACCTTTATTAAATCCCATAATAGAGCTTAGAGAAGGCCATGTATTTGCATTTTCAACCTTTTCAAGTTCCATAATACCTTGGTAATTTAATTCATTCTGAAATAAAAAGTTAAAACAATCAACTAACTCTTTTCTTTTTGCTCTGTAACCAGAATGAAACTTTTGTCCTTCATTCTGAGATTGTCTATCTCCAGCATCTGAGTGATGAGCGTCTGATTCGATTGTAATGAAATCAGATTGTTTTAGATTATCTTCAAATTTATGAAATTTAACTTTAACTAACAACTCAACCGTATCACCTCTATTGGCCAATTTTTTCATCCAAAATCGGTGATTACCCATGTTTTTTGTAAGATAAAAATGAATTACTCCGTTTCTATCTTTGTAATATCTAACATAAGCATTTAAAGTTCCAGCATCATCATCATCAAAACCCTTAGGTTCATCTGAACCATATAGTGTTTGATTTAAATTATCTTTACACCTTTGGTCGCTAGTATCAACCCCTCTATCATAACCACCTAAAGTAGAATCAGAAGTCCAAATTTGGCCATCTTTTACTCTACAAACAAAAGTTTTATTATTATCTGTTTCTGGATTAAAAGTTTTTACAACTTCGTCAAATGAAGGATAATTAGAATAATCTGAATTATCATTCCAAGTAGGCAAACTTTTTAAAGCAGCCTCATCATATTTTAAATTAAACAGTTCTAAATTGGACAATAAGTCCGAAAAGTGAGTTTTATGTTTTGAGTCATAACTGACTATATTTACATTTTTCATTATCGTTACTCCGATTTGTTATGATTAACTCTCAACACGAATTAATCAGTTTTATAATTTATACTTATAGTATATATCCGTATAATATACTAAAAGGCCGAAAAAGGCAATACTCCTTCGGCCTCTTAATTTTAGACTAATTAGTCTTTTTTAGTTACAAAAGCATATAACTCAGCAGCTTGTTTTTGAATTTCAGCTGGTGAATACATCTTAGGCATATACTTTTCAATATACTCCTGAGATTCTTTATTTGCTTCTTTAAACTTTTCTAAGTTTTGATAAAAGATATTCATTTGATTATCATATGCTTTATCTAACATTTCTTTAGCCATTGCTAAAGTATCGAAACGGATTTCGAATGGGTTTTTTCCACTTGACATAATTTTCTCCTTTGTGTCTGTGTTGTGTGTTGGTGGGGGCTAACCGTTGACCCCCTCGGATGTATT